ACTAATCTTATATCGATAGCGCTCAAGGACATTCCTAAGCACTTTTTGTTCTACTTTCATGCCAGGTAGACGGCCTCGTTCAAGAAGGAGGCAAGCAATGGCACGACGTTTAATGGCGGCGATCCATGATCGTCTCAATCATACACAAACAGAACCTGACATTGAGGTTCAACTACATCCTGATGCGGAAGAGATACTTGATGAGCATCGCATTGCAGTTGATGTACAAGCAGATTCTCTCGAACTCACACCCGAACAACGTGAGCTTTTTCGAGATAGATATGGAGCACCATGCTCCCCCGTTCCACCACCGCGCCTTCACAGGCGCACAATTCACGCTGATCAAACTGAAACAGAAGAATTCGTGAATCTTGAACGACCTCCTAGACGACGTTTAGAAGTTCGACATTATTCTGACCTACTTTGTGAATCAAATGCAGAGAAATTTGTTCAGATTTCATTGGAACTTCGAGGTTTCCTACTCGTACACGATCGTGTACCACCATGTTACGGAGATTTGGAAGCAAAAATGCAACTTGCTTACCAACTCCTTGGACTTGCTGGATCAATTGATTATTCTCATGATTCTAAGGGGAATACTGCTACAATCGAACAGAAGGAACAAGCTTACTTGGCAAATTTAGCTCACGCTAAAGATCTCTATCATAAACTGCAAAAACTTGGAATGCAAGGTGTTGAATCATACAAGGATGTCAAATACGAGAAAAGACGCATCCAACGACTCAATCAGGAAACTTTTATTAAATCTGAAGATCCAGATGCACCTGAGCATGTGGAACGAGAAGTTCCATGTGATGGTATTCTCTTCGAAAAACATCACCCTACTAACCGAGTTCCTTTCATTAGAGGGATTGACACCAAGTATGAAAAAGTCACTCGCAACGTCCGTTACTTCGATGAAGAAACAAATACAATTGAACGTAAACCAGTTGGAGTAGGTTTCGACAACTTATTTGCAGGAACACATACGACTATTTTCACCAAAGTCGAAAGGATTACAAATTTCATTAAACCGATCACCTTCCTCAACATGATCAATCAAATGATGAGGACAGAAAATCATGTCGAACGACTCGGCATCATGATTGGTTTTTTTGAAGCTCATGGACTTTACTGGCAATCAGCAACTTGTTCTATTCAAACTGTCGCAGCCTTGGTCATTGAAGGAATCGATGGCCTTTCAGGATGTGTTGCAGAATTCAAAGACTTGAAGTTGAAGAAAGACAAAACCGAAGTACTTGAAGATCAGGCTAACGATAGCATCCTTGAGAGCTTCTTTTCATCTATTGGCGAGAAGTTGCCAGCTGGTTCTGAGAAGATTGCTCCGATCATCAAGATCGTAGCTCCTCTTCTCTTTATTGGACTTCAATCTCTTGGAATGACGAAGAGTGGAGCGAAGGTTACTAAAGTCATCAGCACTATTGCTAAAGGCTGTAAAGATTCACAAACTATCTTTTCAAGCATGGATGATGTTCATAGCTCAGTATCAACTGCTATGAAGATGACTTTTGATCGAGAATCGTTACACATGAAGGAAGCTTTTGTTGAACAGATTCGAGTTTGTACTTCACAGGTCGACGCTTTCGACCTTAAGATTGAACAACAACAGATTCGTATCCTCGATGACCCATCGGAATGGAATGATATACAAGAGACTTTTAAGAGCATTTGCGACATCTATGACTCCTTCGCTTTGTGCAAAGAAAATATTGCACAGATGACAACACTCTACATCACACTTCAGAAGAAATATGTAGATGTTAAGAAGCGATATGACTTGCTTAAGGCAACAAGCACTGTCAGACAGGAACCAGTTTGCCTTTGGCTCTATGGAGAACCAGGTGTTGGCAAATCTCATTTTGCAAGCTACATCGTCCAATGCCTGTCAAAACTTGAAGGACGGAAGCTGAGTGTTTACACTCGTAATGCTACAGATCAGTACTGTAGTGGCTACGCTGGACAAGATGTCTTCATTTATGATGACTTCGCTTC